TGTCAACATGGGGTAACTACCATGATGATGTATATCAGATGCTTGGTTCTATTAACTGGTTAGCCAGCGAGTACATAAACCGAATGACTAAGGAGAAGAACACATGAACTGCCCACACTGCAAAAAAGAAAGCAACGGCGTGGTGCTAGAGACGCGCAAGCAGGAGGACTCCATCGTTCGTGAACGCGCTTGCGATAAGTGCCGTCAGAGCTTTTACAGCCGCGAGGTACCTGATATTTCTATTGTGATGCAGCGCGCAAGGCCCGACAAGATTGCAGCACGGGCCAATGTAGAACCCAGCGCAAAGCTAACGAGCTTGGAAGCATTTAAAGCGTGGAAGTAATTACTTCCTGCTCGTACTACTGCGAACTTCCTGCGTGCATCAAACAACAACGTGAAAAGTTGCGGGACGCACTTATGGACGGCCTTGAGCGAACCGCCAAGCTAAAGGAACTCAACACATGAACTGCCCGCACTGCAAAATGAAATACAACGGCGTATCCGGCAACGCATCTATACACACTTACACGCCGACTACAGCTACCCAATGGGGGAATGAATCATGAGCGCAAACATGGCAACACCAGAGCTATTGCTGGCGGGCTTGAAAGAATTGAAGGTCGAACTCATGCAAATGCTACGCGCCCAAGGCGTGCGAATGACCCGCCAAGAGGTGTGCGACAGGCTTGGCATCCACCGCAACACACTGGCTAGCTACATTGCAGACAAGGGCTTTCCTACGCCCACAAAGGACGGCAAGTGGCTGCGCTGTGAGGTTGTGGCTTGGGATGATGAGCGTTAACGCAGCTTTTTGGCAATATCAGCAGCCGTTGCATTGAAATAAGTTAGCGCCTGCTTGGTGTTCTTCCAGCCAAACACCCGGCACAGCTCCAATATGTGCAATTGGTTCGCCATGCGCGTGGCTGCGGTGTGGCGTGCATCGTGAAAAACAAAGCCATCTAACCCAGCCCTGCCCCTGGCACGCCTGAACAGTGAATCCAGCGTTGCGGCTGAAAAGCCAAAGACCAGCGGCGAATCCCAGCCGCGCATCATGTCGACCAGCTTTTGAGCCACGGGCGAAAACGGTACATCCCGGCTGACCCCCATCTTTATTGACTTGACGTTGTGAGCCGTGCAATACGTGGGTTTTACGTCAGCCCACAATAGCCCACAAACTTCCCCCGCACGCATGCCCGTGGCCAGCGATAGCAGAAAGCACACGGCCACGGCCTGCGATACGCTGCGCACAGGCTTGGCCGTGTAGCCCAGCACCCCAAGCATTGCCCGGACTTCAAACGGTGCAATAACCCGTTCTCGGTGCGCTGGCTGGCTTGGCTTTTTGACCTCGCGCATGGGGTTAACGGCAATCCACCGCCATTCCGTCCGGGCAGCTTCAAGCACGGCAGACAGCAGGGTAATGTCGCGCAATACCGTGCCGCGTGAGGTGTCGACCAATCGGCGGTCACGCCATGCTTTTAGGTCGTCAACCGTGAATTTGGCAATGGGCTTTTTAATGGGCAGGCCGTGCGATGGCTTGGCAAACGCGGCCAGCCTGACAATCTCCCAGCGTTCGCCCCGGCGCTTGGGTGATACTTCTTCGCTAAACTTACGGAAGGCTTCGCCCAGGGTGTGGGTGTTGGTCAGCGAGCCAGGCGCATTGGCCAATAGTTCAGCTTTACGCTGCGCTGCCCAGGCGTTGGCTTCACGTGCCGTTTGGAACGTGCCGCCTTCCCTGTTGCCATTTAGCTCAAACTGGATGCGCCACGTTCCTTGGTCGGTTTTTTTGGGCTTGGCCATGTGTGGGGAATTTGGGGGATTATTGGGGGCTGAGATTGTTCACGATAGTGCGGCTATGGCACAGTGAATAAATCATAACCCCCGAATTAGGCCGCTTCTAGCGGGTAAAGCCCTAATTTGCATGTTGTCTTGGTGCCCGAGACCGGCAGCGTACAACCCCTGTTTATGCGGGTTTGAGTAAAATCCGCAGGTTCATTGGGGGTTGGTACGTGACGATTCCTAAATCGCTTTTATAATTGTGGCTTGCTGGGGGTTCCCGGTGCGTGCAGGGTAGAGCCTGACAACTTACTGGGTGCAATGCCCGGCGCCATATTTTGAACTGTCAAGAATTGCTTGACAGTTGCTTGTCTCTCCAAGCCGTCACGCCTTTATTGCCCGATAGCGTTTGTCGGTACTTTCCCCGCCCGGCAGTGCTTCCAAAAAATTCCGCCGGGTAGAGCATCAATCTTATTTTGCGGTCAAGTAAATACCGCCATTTGCAAGCGCGTAACCTGCGAACATGATGGCCTGCCCCAAGCCGCCCTTAAAGTATTGGTCAACGGCTATAAATGCGTAAATTAAGCCCGTAATAATGATGAGACCTTGGCTCATACATGACCCGCAGCGATTTCGTCGGCTGTGGGCATGGAATATGCAGGGGTTTGGTATATCACATGGCCATACTTGCCATTGATATAACCTAACGATACAGGCATTTCATCAAATGCGCCGTCGTGAACTTCGTGCAACATGAAGAACCCGCGCCAGTGCTTATTACCCTGCGGCCCTAGATAATCTTCATCATGCTCATACGCCGAGCCGCAAATGATGGACGTTATCGTTACGCCGTCAGCCCGGTAGCCGTATGCAATTTCCTTGCCCTGCTTGTGGCCAGCAAAGCAGCTCATATTGGTTTTGCGTAGCTGTGCCGCCGAGCTCGATGCTGGTCTGCCCATAACGCCCGTGCCAAAGTAGTGACTAAACGCCACGCCTTCAATGACCACCACTTTGCGGAAGTCATGCACTTCCCAGCCGTATTCCTCGTAGGCCAAGTCTTTAATCGACATTACGCCGTCTAGCTTGGGGTCGTCGTTGACAGCTCGATTGATGCGGTCTTCGTGATTGCCAAGCGTCAACACCTTGCGCGGCAGGTAAGGCTTTTTGGCGGTCTTGTTGTAGTCCTCAATTGGCGATAAAAACGCTTGCATTGCAAACTGTGCGGCTTCAATGTCGCGCTTGTAGCGTCGTCCCTCAAATGACTTTTTACCCTTGTCGTAACTACTGAGCGACGGCATGTCGGCAAAATCACCGATGCACACAATAACGTCCGGTCGCTTTTCTAGGGCATATGCGCCGTACCGCTTCAGGTACGAAAAATCAAGCCCCGGCCTTGCCTGCACATCGGGCAGCACCATGATGCGCAAATGCTTTTTAGGCTTGGCAAGCCCCGTAACGGCACTCTGCTTCATCCGGGCAATGGCTTTATCTACTACGCGCCGACCTACGCCAAGCGCCGCCGCTGCTTTGATGTTGCTGCCGTACAAGTTTGCCGCTTCGTAATATTTGAGTTGCGCAGCGGTTGCATAACTGGCTAGCGTTAAATCAATCATTAAATACCTTGTCTAGCAACAATTTTTCAAGCACGTTAATAACGCGGTGTTCCGCTGCTTCCAACTGGTCGGGTTCGTGCCTGGCCGTCGCCACATCCAGCAGGTCGTAAAGCAACACGTGTGCTATTTCATGCAGCGCGGTTTTTTCGAGTGATTCGGGCGTAATTTTTTCAGCCCCAAAGTCGCCCAAACGATAAGTGGCAAGCCGTGCGGGTGCGTTAAATTCAACTGTTGCCATTGCGTTTTTTGCGGGCTGTGTGCCGCGCTCAATACGCCAGTCTGACAAATTTAACCGGGCTTGCCATGTGCGTACAAAGCCATCAAACAGCAGCGCGTCGGCTTCGCTAACCAGGTTTCGTGTTTTCATGCGTTGATGTACAGCGAAAGGCACAAGCCAATCAGGACGCCCGGTAGCAGGCCGATGACCATGCCAATAGTTAGCGCGGTCATGCTGCGCCTTTGATTTTCTCAACGCTTCGCAATCCGCTGATGCCAAGCAAGCCCGACACCACCACCCACAGCAGGTCAACGTCGGGTACGGGCGGGGCAGGCCAGCCCTTGATGGCTGCAAGCCATGCAAGTAGCGGCTGCAACAGGACGGCATAGCCAAACCCCACACCGCCCACCCACAAAAAAAACGGACGGCCACCCGCCACAAAAAGAGATGGATGCGCGGCTTCTTTTGCGTTGATTTCAAGCTGTGCCAGCGTGGTCTGCAAGTCACCCGCCTGCGCCATTTTGAGCAGCTCCATTTCAGCCGCTGCTTTTTGTGCCGGGTCAGGAAACATGCGGGCAATGATTTTGCCGCCAAACTCAATTAGAGGAGCTAATAAAAGTGGGTTCATATTTTTTCTTTAGTTAGCCAGAGCCACACCGCATGAACGGCGCACCCAACAAATATTAAAAACAAGACAAATTCAGCCAGCAGAATGAAGGGCAGTAAAGCTAGGCGCGTAAGGCTCATTTAATGGCCGCACCAAATGCAATTGCCTGGTCGCCAGATGCGCCATAAAACAAAGCCTGTTCAGCAATGCGGCGGCGGGTTAAACCGAGCATGGGTTTGCCAGCAGCGCGATTCCAGCGTAGAAACTCTACGGCAGCGCCGGGTATATCGTTGGCGGTAAATTTGCGTATCAGGGTTGATTTACGCAAGTTGCCTAAACCAATGTTGTACGCAAGGCATACCAGCCCATCGAACTGGCTTTGCGTGGCCTCATTGACCAGCGCCGTTACGCCGGGTTCAAACTCGCGGGTCAGGCGCTTGGTGAAGCGGCTATCAGCTTCGTCTTGTGTGATGACTAGACCCAAGCAAACATCTGCCCCAGTGTCGCCCCAACCAATCGTAAAAGGCGTGCCGCCCGTGGCCGGGTCAGGATATGCAGTAAGGCGACAGCCTTCAAAGTGATGAAGGACTTCAATGCCGTTGTGCGATGTTTTCATATGCCCTTCAATCGCCGCTTATCAGCCGCGACCTCACCATCATCAAAGCCGCTGCTGTAACCGTTTTGCCATGCTTTCTCGCTGGCAATGAATAGCTGTGTCGGGGTTAGCGTGAGGCAGTCTTTGCACTTGGCAGCACAGCCAGTTACCAGCAGCATGACCAACAAGAGCGCGGCGGTTTTCATGGCTTTACAGCACGGTTAGCGCGAGCGTGTTGCTGGCTTCTTAGCGGTCTTAGCTGAGGCCACAAAGTCTTGCTTGCTGGGTGCGGCTTTGCTGCCGACCTTGTTCATCTTTTCGCCGCTGCCCGCTTTAATACGGGCTCGTTTGGCGTTAATGTTGGCATATAGTCCGTTTGGCATATTTGTTCCTTTGGGTTAAAAAAATACGTTGCGGGTAACGACCCAGTTATTTGCGCTGATGCTGAATTTCTTTGCGCATCTCTTTAATGTCTGCTTTGATTTCCAAAAGCACTTCGCGATTATCTGATTTGATAACGCGAAGCTCGGCCTCGTGACG